GTGCCGCAATCCAAGGCGATGCGGTTTGCCAACAACATTGCCAGAGGCCGGAGCGGCATGGCTGCCTTGTCGGCGCCACCCGGCCGGGCGATGGCGGGCTCCGCTGCTGGGCCCTCCTTCACCCCCTTAGGCCCTTCAGGCCCCATCGCCATAAACATCCAAACCGGCCCGGTGGTTGAGATGAACGGCCAGAAGTACGTCAGCTATGACGACCTGGAGCGCGCCATGCGCGTCACCGCCGATGGGGTGATCGGCCGTCTGCGCACGCCATACGCCAGGCAGGCGCTAGGTCGATGAGTAGAGCACAGAGCCAGTATCTGCGGATCTTCGATGCGACCGGCACCACCCGGCATCGCTGGCAGAGCTACTACGCCTATCGGCCGGTGCAATGGGCGGGTGAGACCTGGGATTACCAGGCCTTCGTGGCGGATGGATTCACCGCTGGCGTGAGCGGCGATGAAACCAACGTAAGCGTCAGTGCACCAGCGACACCGATGGTGTCGGAATCATTCGAGCGGGCGATCCTCAATGGTGAATTCGTGGAGATGCTGCTCTATGAATTCAACGCCGGATCGGGCAACCTCAACCCCCAAAGCGGCCAGACGCTGATCGGCAGCTACACCGGCCAAGCCGTAGGAGGCACTGCAACTGCCACCACCATCACCATGCAGCTGGGAACAGCGCTGTCGCCGGTGGGTGCACAGTTCCCGCCGCGGAAGCTGACCACGGCGATCATGGGCCAGGGGTGCGTCCTATGACGTGGATTGCAGCTTCTGACCCGCTGGCGCTGCTGGCCCTCCAGAGCACGATCGGCACGCCTGCCAGCGAAGGCGCAGCAGTAGGGACCAGCGTGCTCGATACCGCGCAAGTGGCCGCCAAGCTGGGTGAGCCGGTGCCGGTGGTGTTCGCCAGGCGCCGCAATGGACAGGGCGGGGTGTTGATCAGCCCGCGGGCGACGGAGTCAACATTCGCCAACGATCAGACAACAAATGCCGTGACGGCGTTCTACCACCTGGTGCTGAGTGAAGGGCAGATCGGCCTGATTGAACGGCGAGACATCTACCAAGGCCAGTGCCGGGTTGGCGTCTATACGCAGACCTACAACCGCCGCGCCGGCACCTGGGACCCCGGCAACTTCGTCGCGCCGGTCAGCGGGTTTGATGTGCCTGAATGCCCGCAGTATTGCGGCACCGTCGGCACTTATCCCGACATCTCGACCCTGAGCTATGGCATCACGGTGCCGGATGGCAGCGACTACTGGCGCCAGCAGGTGCATGCGTTCATCCGCAATGGGATGTCCGTGCAACGGCTGTTCGATAACGTTTTCGGCCCGTCTGACAACATCTGCGACCTGCTGCGCTGGGCGTTGCAACGTACCGGGAAGGTGCCGGAATCATTGATTGACCTGCCTGCGTTCACCGCTGCGTCGGTGTTCATCGAGCGGTATGGCTTCACGTGCAATGGAGAATTCCGCGACTCCACCAACGTCCCGGATTTGATCGCGCAATTTGCGCGGTTCTTCCTGCTGCGCGAGACCAACACCAACGGCAAGAAGGGTCTGCGCGCGGCGCTACCTGTCACTGCCAATGGTGAGCTGATCACTGACCCGATCGTGCCGGCCTACACGTTCACCGACGACGTGATTATGCCGAACACCTTCGAGGCGAACTGGACGCCTCTGGCGGATCGGCTGCCATTCGTGGTGCAGATCATGTGGCGCCAGCATCCTGACGGGCATGACGTGGACACGGTGCGGACTGCTGAGGTGCGTTATGTGGGCCAGGCGCCGGATGGCCCGTACGAATCCCACGACCTGTCCCTGGTCTGCACCAGTGAGCTCCATGCGGTGCGAGCTGGCGCCTACGTGCTGAGCCGCCGCTCACGATCGAACCACAGTGCCAGGCTGGTGGCTAGGCCGCAGGCGCACAACAAGTTGATCAGCCAGGGTGATGTGGTGCGGGTGCGGGTGCGCAGGGAGGCGCAGAACACCAGCGCCACGTATCACGATTGGCTGTATCAGGTGGAGCGGATCAGCAAGACCCTGGCGGGTGATGTGAGCTATGAGCTCTCGCACTTCCCGGTCGATGCCGAAGGCCGCAGCCTGATCACACAGGACGTGCTAGCAGCGCAACCCACGGGGATCGTGTTGCCTAACAACCGCACCGGTCCTGGCTGCGATCTGTTCGGCCCTGATGATCGAACCCTGCCGGCAGATACGGGCCGGACTGGTACTGGGTTCTCCAGCGTGGGCGTCCCTAATGGTGGCGGCGGTGGCAGCCCCCCTGGCGGCGATCCGTCTGCACCCGAGGACACCCTTGACGATCCACCGGCAACGCTGGAGCGCTTCCCGGATGTCAGCCGCCCGCTGGAGCCTGGCGATGCTGTTTACATGCCAGAAGGCCTCTGCGGCCCTGGCATCGAGCCGGAGTGGCGATGGTTCCGGTTTGGCGAAGAGGTGCCAGGCGAGAAAGAACGCTATTCGGTGGTGTGGTTCACGGAAGTGACCCCCGGACAGTTCGAGCCGCTCCGTGGTGAATACCGCTGCCCTGGCGAAGAATGGGAGCCCTATGGCCTGGCAACTCCTGAGATTGCCCCGTTGCCTGCAGGGCGAGAGGTGCAATTCTATTGGGATGCTGCAATCACAAGGTATGGATTTGTCGGCGCTATTGCCGGCTGGCGCCCTGCAGACTTCTACCTTCGTGTTCAAACGATAGAAGAATACATAGACTATGCGGGCAATCCTGCCACGTTTGACGATATATACGAAGTTGACCCGAACGGCAACCAAACACAGATAACTCGCGGCAGCAATGCACGGGTCTGGATAATCAAGAGTCGCTACCGTGATAATGGAGGCCCTTGGCAAGAGCTTAACGATTACGAACAATTCAGATGACCACCTACCCCGCCATCATCCCCAGCAGCCGCAACTTCACGCCGGGGCAATATCCTCATACGCCATTTCAAGCGCTGAGCGGCAAGCAGGGGCAGGTGCGTCATTCCAGCGTGATGATCAGCTCGACTGTGCAGTTGCGCTATAGCGTGCTGGATGAACCGGAGATGATTGAAATCCTGGATCATTACAACGCAGTAAAGGGAAGCCTGATTCCGTTTGCGTTGCCAGCAATCGTATGGAGCGGTAACGAAAACGCCAATGAGTTCACCCTCCCTGGCGACGCCTGGCGTTATGCCAGCCCGCCAAAGGCAGAGGAGGTGTTCTGTGGCGGCTATGTGGTGCAGGTGGCGCTGGAGTCAGTGCCAGGCGAGGGCGTAGGGCTGCTAGGTGCCGACTTTGTCATTGGCGTCACCCTGATCCCTGGCGCTGCTGCTGCTGCCAGCGGAAAGACGTTCATCATCGGGGTGTCGCTGGAGATCGGCGTAGGCCGGGCGCCTGGGGCCACCGAGACCATTGATGTCACTCTGACCCCTGGCACTGCTACGGGTGGCATCGCAGTAATCGGCCCGCCGGTGGTCGCTGAGGTGCGGGTGTCGCTGATCCCTGGCCTTGCGTTTGCAGGGCTGAGTCGGGTGTTCACGATTAACACCAGCCTCGTCCCCGGCGGGGCCTACAGCAGCAGCGATCCCGATTTCGACAAGGTTGAGTTTCTGCTGCACGGCTGGGATGGATATGTGGACTCCAGCGCCAACCAGTTGGCGGTAACCACAGGTGCAGCCATCACCACCACCACCACCGATGCCAGATTTGGTGGTGAAGCGATCCTGTTTTCGCAGGTGGCTAATTCCTGGATGGAGGTGCCTGAGGTATCGATTACAGGTGATTGCACGATTGACGCATGGTTTAAGTTGACCGTGCAACCGCCGGACGTGTCCGCCGGAACAACTCGGCAGATATTGCTAGGCGGTACAACTCAGCGTCGATTGGCATTTGCCACCTCATCGGGGAACATTATTGTAACAATGAGATATGACCAAGGAGGCGTAGGTGATTTTCAGGCAGGCGGCGGCGCCATTCTGCTCAACAAATATCATCACCTGAGGATCACGCATACGGCAGGCGTTAATCGTATCTTTATTGATGGCGCATTGCTTGCGTCAACTAGCTTTAGTGCTTCAGCTTTTAACTTTGCATTCAGCCTAATCGGAACAGACGACAAAACAGCAGCAACAAACGCACGCTATGCAGGACCCCTGCAAGGCTTGCGCATCACCAGCGCATCACGATCTACCGCTGCCTTTGCGTTGCCTACGCAGTCGTGGCCCGATACCACCAACCGCCTGCAGGGCGGTGTTGCCGGGGCCGAGCGCACCATCACCGTCACCCTGACCCCTGGCGCTGCGTCCTCTCCGTAGCCTGACCCTAAACCCCTGAACCCATGGCCTCTTTCGTCTACAACTCGGCCCTTGAGAACGCCGCTAAGGGCGCCATCGACTTCGACGCCGATACGTTCAGGATGATGCTGGTCACCTCCAGTTATTCGGCAAACAAGGACACGCATGAATATCGGGACGATGTGACCAATGAGGTTGCCAACGGCAACGGCTACACCACCGGCGGCGCGACGACCGCTTGCACTGTGGCAAAAGACAACGCAACCGATCGCATCACCATAACTTTTGCTGCCACCAACTGGACAACCAGCACGATCACCGCTGCCGCTGCCGTGGTCTACAAGTCCCGAGGCGGCGCAAGCTCGGCTGATGAACTGGTGTTCTACAACGACTTCGGCGGGAATGTCAGCAGCTCTAATGCCACCTTCTCGGTGGGTTCCACTGTGATGCTCTACCAGAACTGATGGCCACCTTTCCGGCGCTCAGGCCCCGCAGCAGGTCGTACAACTACGGCAACTATCCGGTCACCAACGAATCGACCAGTGCCGGCAGCGTGCGCTTCCTCCATGGCCCAATCAGCACCAGCCACCAATTGCGGCTTGGGTTCCTCAACCTGCGGCAGCTTGAGGCGCGGCAGATCCGCAACCACTACCGGGGCCAGAATGCTGGGCAGGTGCCGTTTTCTCTGTCCGCCTTGGCATGGGCAGGCCACAGCAACTTTAACGACCTAGTGCCCTCTACCACCCTTTGGCGCTACGTCGATGAACCGCAAGAGGTGCAGAAAAACGGCGGCTTCATTGATGTCACCGTGCAACTGACGGCGGTGATTTGATGGCCGTTCGCAGCAAGCAAGGCGCCGCCTACATCGACCACCAGCCGGGGCCACCGAAGACCACCAGGCAGGGTTATGGGCAGCACAGCCGCCCGCGGCGTCGCGGCAAGAAGCGCCGGGTCGGGCAGGGTCGGTAACCTGAGCGCAGAGCCCACCTGCTGCATGGATCCCCTTTCATTTCTCACCGTCATCGGAGGCGGAAGCGGGATCGTTGCCCTATGGCGTATCGCCAATGGCCTGGGGCGGTTTGAATCCCGGACTACCACGATCCTGGAGGGGGTAAACATCATGCTCAAGGATCACGAGGACCGGCTGCGTGCGATCGAAAGGGGCAAATGAACCCGCCACGGCCGGACATAGTGAAGCTCGGCGCAGCCCTTGGCGCAGCTGCTGCTGCTGCCGTGCTGAGCTTGAATGTTGCCGCCGGGTGGATCTACCGGAGCGACTGCCTCAGCCGCAAAGGTGAGTTCCGCGAGTGCTGGGATCGCGCCCTGCAAATCAGCGGACTGGGCAGCAGTGGCCCACTAGCCGCAGGCGCCGGCATCGGTGGCCTTGTCATCGGCGAGATTCGCGGCCGGAAGCGAGGGCGTGATGAGGGCTATCAGGAGGGATACTGGACACTGAATCCTGATCTCCACTCACAGCAACCCGACAACCCCGATGGCTGATCTCTGGCTGGCTGTTGATGTGGCCGTGGGATGGATCCTCGGCCGTGCCCTATGGCTGATCGTGGCCGAGCTGGTGGCCAAGCCCTTGATGTTCCGCCTGTATCGCCAGGTCGACCAGACCCTCGCCGATCGCCTGCCTGATCTGCCATGACCCTCGCCACCGTCCGCGCCGCTGCTGAGCACCTAGTCAGGCAGGGGCAGATCCTGCCGCACCAGCTGGCAGCCCTGACCGCTCATGATCAGCAGCTGAGCCCTGAGCAGCGCGACGAATTCAGCCGCCTGTGGCGAGCCGGCGGGGCCCCCACCGCGCCAGCGCCCCTGATCTGGCTGGAGCCCGCCAGAAAGATCGTCAAGGAGTTCGAGGGGTGCCGCCTGCAGGCGTACCTGTGCTCTGCCGGCAAGCCGACCATCGGCTATGGGCACACCGGCCTTGATGTTCAGCTCGGGCGCACCATCACCCAGCAGCAGGCGGAGGCGCTGCTAGAGCTCGACTTGCGGCGGTTCGCTGCTGGCATCCACGATCTGATCCCCAGCAGCCGCACCCTCGGCGGCAACCAGCAGGCCGCGCTGATCAGCTGGGCGTTCAATGTGGGGCTGGGAGCCGTGGAGGCCAGCACCCTGCGGCGCCGCATCAATGCCGGCGAGTCTGCTGTTGTGGTGGTGCGAGAGGAGCTGCCACGGTGGAACAAGGCAGGCGGGCAGGCGCTGCCCGGCCTGGTGCGGCGCCGTGCTGCCGAGGTGGACCTATTCGCTGGTGGTGCGCCAGCTCCCAGGCCCAACCCCCTGTTGGTGCCGTACTACGCGCAGCTTGACTCCAGCACCGACCAAGCCCGGCGGATGTGCTTTAGCAGCTCTTGCGCCATGGCCCTGGCGTTCCTGCGGCCTGGCATCCTCAAGGGCCCCAACGGGGATGATCAGTATCTGGCGCGGGTGCGCAGCTTCGGTGACACCACCAGCGCAACCGCTCAGGTGCAGGCGCTGAACAGCTACGAGCTCAAAGCGGACTTCACCCGCGCCGCAGACTTCGCGCTGCTCGAGCGGCAGATTGACGCCGGCCTGCCGGTGCCCTGCGGATACCTCCATCGAGGCCCAGTGGAGAAGCCCAGCGGCGGCGGCCACTGGCTCTGCGTGGTCGGTTACGACTCGACGCATGTGATCGTGCACGACCCGCTGGGTGAGGCCGATCTGCTCACCGGCTCAACCTTGGACCGGCCTGCCAGGTTCTGCAGGTACAGCCGGAAGAACTGGGGGCGCCGGTGGATGGTCGAAGGGCCCGGCAGTGGCTGGGCGGTGGTGGTGGGGCGATGATCGAACCCAAGCAACACACATCGGCAAGCGACGGCATCTATGTAATTCCCGCAAAGATGCAAATAGATGAGTTTCTGCAATGGCTTGAAGATGCCAGCGCAGAGGATCTTGAAGAGTTTGGGTCTAAGGGTGTCAATCTTCTCGTCAATCCGAAGACGCGAATTCGACCAGGCTTTCAATTGCCAACACCAAACCCCATGGACCGCAACTCAGGATTGCGATGACCACCTACACCACCCGCCTCGCCTCCGTCGCCCGCGTGGTGGACGGCGACACCCTGGACCTGGATCTCGACCTGGGCTTCTCCATCACCCTGCGGCAGCGGGTCAGGCTGATCGGCATCGATGCGCCAGAGGTGCGCACTAGGGACGATGCAGAGAAGGCCCGTGGCCTGCAGGCTCAACGGTTCGTGGTCGAGTGGCTGCAGCGCCCCGGACTGGTGTGGGTGCGCACCACGAAAGACGACAAGTACGGCCGGATGCTCGCCGACTGCTTCAGGGTTGGCGAACCCAGCCTGTGCGAAGAGCTGCTGGCCTGGGGGCTGGCGGTGCCTTATAGGGGTGGCTGACTCGTAGCAAGCGGGTTGAACACAACTCACCCGTTAATGCTTGCGTTCCACTGATCGCTGTTAAGCAATCAGTAGTTCCATACGTTCAGCCGTGGCCAACGTAGCACAGATGGGGCTAGGCTGCCCTCAGCAACACCCCGTGCCCGCCGGGCCGATCCAGAGCGGGGTCACTCTTCTGCTACGCTCTCCCTGTCCTGCGTCAGGCAAGCACCAAACGCAGAACGCAAAGGGTTGTCAGGCCTCCGGGCATGGCAGCCCTTTTGCATTGCGCATCGCCTCGCAAATCTCCGCGGCCCTGACGCCGCTTGCTGCTGGCACCTGCTGATCTCCGGCGACCACCAACCAGCAGACGCTGCCACGTTCATCACGAGCAACGCTGATGTAGGGGATGCCGTCAGACTGGGGGCATGTCTGCTGT